CGATTTGCAAAAACAAAGGCTGCGCAACCTGAGCCGCGTGATCACCGGCGACAAGAAGGACTACCCGGTGGCAGCCAACGCGCCGCTGGAGGCCTACATCAAGGAGCTGCGCGAGGAGTACCCTGAGTATTTCCTGACGCCCAAGGACCTGTCAGAGCGGGTGTTCATGGACCAAACGCGATCTGGAGCTTATACAAGCTATGTGCGCCCTCGCCGGAGTACGTATGCTTAAACAAGTAAAACCGCCTTCTTCAGAGCCGCATTACTGGGTTTGTACGAAGTGCAATTGGGCTTGGCAAACATTGCAAGAAGCCAGTAAACACGCTTGCCGACAGGCGCAGACAACCACCATCAACGCAAAAGGAATGTAATGACCGATGACACCAAAGCCTACATTGGTGAGGCAATTTTAAGCCCTGAAGAAACAAAAAAGCGCGTTAAAAAAGTCAAGGAAGGCGCTGATGCGCCATTGACTGACATGATCTACGGCGCAACGCCTTTAGCACGTGAGCTCGACACTGACGTGCTGCCACAAGCACAGTACAACTTCCAAGGCGAGCAGAACGCCTTGCAGCGCTTCATGAGCATGTATGAGCCTGGCGAGCTAGTCATGAGGCAGAACTTTAGGCGGCATGTCCTACAGATCTTGGAAGACTGGCGCCTTAAAGACGTGAAAAAGTAAACTTTTTGCAACTTTTTTTCGAAAATGTGAAAAAGTTGCAGAAACAGCTGTATAATTCAACTGTAGGCAACTACAAACTGGTCCCTCTAACTTACTTGTTTACTGTTTATTGAAAGGCAATCATCATGGCACACATGCTCGCAACTACCCTCACTGGCAAGTCCGCAATGGCTTACGTAGGTGATACCCCTTGGCACGGTCTAGGTCAAAAGCTAACCGCTGATTCTCCCATTGAAACCTGGGCCGAGGAGTCTGGCTTAGACTTCCAATTGGCAACTGCTGATGTGCAGTTTGCGCCTCCTGCTTCTGTGTGGAACGGCTTTAAGCCTCAGCACACAGCATTTCGTGGCAAGAAAGTCATGTACCGCACTGACAACGAGTTGCCTCTTGGTCTTGTATCTAGCCAGTACAAGATTGTGCAGCCTGTTGAAGTGCTGGAATTCTTTCGCGACATGGTTGGCAGCATTGCCCATCTGGAAACAGCCGGTGTGCTTCGCAACGGTGCCCACTACTGGGCCTTGGCACGGATGGATGGTGAGTTCAACCTGGCTGGCGATAAAGTCAACCAGTACCTGCTTCTAGCCTCATCTGCAGATGGTTCTTTAGCAACACAAGCACGGCTAACATCTGTTCGCGTTGTATGCAACAACACGTTGCAACTTGCGCAAAAAGGCAAGGCTGAGGTTAGCGTCCGTCACAACTCGGTGTTTGACCCCGTCGCTGTTAAAACTGAGTTGGCCAATTTCAACGACGCATTCAAGGCCTTTGAGCATACCGCCAAGTTCTTGGCCGGTGTCAAAGTGTCCAGCATGCAAGCCCAGGCTGTATTCACCAAGCTCCTTGGCGGTGACGATAAGAAACCTAGCCGCGCAGCACAACGTGCATTGGCATTGTTTGACGGCGCTGGCATTGGTGCTGATCTTGAATCCGCCAAGGGCACAGCATGGGGCGCATTGAATGCAGTCACTCAGCTGATGGATTGGGAAACAGCCCGCACAGGTGATGCGCGGCTGGCCAACGCGTGGTTTGGCGGCGGCGTAGCTATCAAGCAACAAGCTGTTCAAGACCTGTTGGCCTTGGCATAAAGCGGTTGGGGCTTTGGCCCCACCCTTTTGTTGTATAATTGCAACATTGTTTATTGAAAGGTACCTATGAATGTCTTCTATCTTCACGATTGCGCCGCTGTTGCTGCAGGCATGCATTGTGATAAGCACGTTGGCAAAATGCTCATTGAGTCAGCACAAATGCTGGCCACAGCGCACCACCAACATGGCAACGGCGCCAATGTAACCTACAAGCCTACTCACGTCAATCACCCAAGCAACATCTGGGTGCGTTCTGGCAGGCTCCACTATGACTATGTTGTCGAGCTTGCCTTGGCCCTTGGCAGGCAGTTCTACGTCCGTTACGGCAAGCACCATAAAACGCAAGGCATTGTCATTGCCGAGCTTATTAAAGCGCCTCCTGCAATGTACAAAATGCCTTTGCTTTGGCAGCCGCCGCCCCTGGCCATGCCTGATGAATACAAGTCTTCCAACACCATCGAGTCTTACCGCCGCTTTTATGCTAGTAAAATCGAACGTATGCCAATGGTATACAACAAAGGCACTTCACTTCCACCCTATTGGCTGTCAGACATCTGGGCCAACAACCTGAAAGCAGCATAATGTACGATAAAGTCCGTGAGTTTAGGCAAAAGCTTCAATTGCCTATTGGCGAAATACCTGCACTAATCCGCAGCGATGAAAGCTCTTACTTTTCAAGATTCATTCTTGAAGAGCTTAGTGAATACATGCGTGCATGTGAGGAAGGCTCGTTGGTTGACGCTGCCGATGCGTTGGTAGATCTGGTTTATGTTACTCTAGGCTGTGCTCATGCAATGGGGCTACCTTTTGATGAGCTCTTTGACATCGTGCATGCAGCAAACATGAAAAAGCAGCCTGCAAATGAGTTTGTTCGCAGCTTACGTGGCACACGCTATGACGTGGTTAAGCCTATGGGCTGGGTTCCGCCTGAAGAGGCCATGCAACGTGTCATCAACACGCATCTTATGAGGCATAACCCATGAACATCAAAGACCTAATTGACGAATTCGTTTCTGTCAAAGGCAAACGTGAAGCGCTAACTACCGAGGCTTCAGCACTTACAAAGAAGCTTGCAGTCATTGAGGCAGACATCATGGAGCAAATGGCTACGCAAGGCATCTCCAAAGCTGGCTCAGACAAAGCATCATGCACAATGAAAGAAGTGTCCAATCCAACCATTACTGATTGGCAAGCTTTTTACGCATACGTAGCAGATACAAAGCAATTTGAGCTGCTGCACAAAAGATTGTCCTCCACGATTTTCCGCGAACGTTGGGAAGCCGGGGAGACAATACCGGGGACTTTGGCTACAAAGTCTTTTGAACTGACCGTTTATCGCAAAAACTCGTAACTTGTTAAGGACTATCATGAGCAAAAATATCGTCGCTAAAACTGAAACCGCGCAAATCAGTTTGTTTGAAGACCAACTAGCCGCAATGGCTATGGACCATGTCAAGGCTGAGCAATCAACACTTGGCACAGCATTCCTGTCTACCAAAAGTGGTGTGCTAACCTACCGCGGCAACCCCATTGCCAACAACTCATTGGACTGCGTAATCCTTGCAGGCCCTATTGAGCGCTTGTACTATGACAGCCGCTATGACCCCACCAAGATTGTCGCGCCAAAATGCTTTGCCATTGCAACTGTTGCAACCGGCATGGGGCCATCGGCAGCAGTCTCCGACCCTATGCGCAAAGAGTGCGAAGGCTGCCCTTGCAATGAATGGGGCTCAGCTGCTAATGGCGGCAAAGGCAAGGCATGCCGAGAAACACGCCGGTTGCTATTGCTGCCTGCTGATAGCATTGCTAGCCCAGCCGCAGTCCAAGCTGCTGAGGTTGTCGCATTGCGTCCGCCTGTTACCAGCATTCGTGCGTACACAACTTACATTCAAACAGTTGCCGCTACGTTGCGCCGCCCTAGTTTAGGCGTGGTAACTACCATTGCAGTTGTGCCTGACGCTAAAACTCAATTCAAGGTCACCTTTACCATGAAAAGTGTAGTGCAGGATGCTGATGTGCTGAACGCCTTGATTACGCGTGGCACCAATGAAAGTCAGAAAGCCTTGGAGTTTACAAACTTTGTAGGCGATGACGCAGCCCCTGAAACGTCTGCGCAATCGACACGCTTCTAATGGAACCAATTTTCCTCGACTTTGAAACCGAGGGAATAGAAGCAAGGCCTAAGTACCCACCGGTGCCTGTAGGTCTTGCTATCTATGACCCTGAAGGTGAAATACGTGATGGCTACTACGCCTTCGGCCATCTGCACGACAATAACTCTACCAAAGACGAAGTTCATGAGATACTCAAAGCCATTTTCTCGTCAACTCGGTCGATTTGCTTTCACAACGCTTCATTTGACCTGGACGTCGTTAACGTACATTTTGGGCTCAACACTCCATCGGCTGATAGAGTTAACGATACCCTTATTCTGGCTTTTCTGCATGACCCTCATACTCGATCTCTGTCTCTCAAAGACTTAGTTGTTACATGGGATATTGCAAAGCCAGATGAGCGTGATGAGTTGAAGGCATGGGTCATTGAGAACGTGCCAGAAGCAAAGAAGAAAAAGTCTACCTGGGGAGCATACATCTGTCGCGGTCCAGTTGAACTGGTGGGTCGCTACGCTATGGCTGACGTACGGCTTACTTCACAGCTTTATGACTTTTTGGCTTTAAAGGTTTTGCCTGCGCAGTTAGTGCCTTATCGCCGTGAAATTGAGCTGATACCCATGTTGCTTGAGAATTCAAGCTTAGGCATACGTGTAGATGTGGAAGGTCTTGATAAAGCAAAGTCACAAGCAGAAATAGACATTGCGCTTTGTAATGATTGGGTACGTGCATTGTTGGGGTCTTCTGAATTGAATGTTGATAGCGACCAACAGCTGGTCGAATGTATTTATCAATCAGAGCATTGGGACAAAAATAAAGCATGGCCCGCCACGGACAAAGGCCAATTACAAGCCACAAAAGAAGCATTTGATGAGATGCTTACCAACCTGGAGTTGCGCGATGTCCTCAGATTTAGAGCAAACCTTTCGACTTGTCTATCTACTTTTATTGAGCCGTGGCTACACGCCTCTCGTTCTACGGGTCGAATTTATACCAACTGGAATAGTGTCAGAGGTGAGCGTGGAGGAACTCGAACTGGGCGACTATCTTCCACACC